TATGCGGCCTGCCTCGCGCGCGCCAAATCCGCTGGCCGCAGCATCAAGATGCTTTGGCAGCATGACCCGGCCCAGCCCATCGGCGTTTGGGACGAGGTGCGCGAGGACAAGCGCGGGCTTTGGGTCAAGGGGCGCATTCTGTCGAGCGTGGCGCGGGGCCGGGAGGCGGCGGCGCTGATCGAAGCGGGTGCGATCGACGGGCTGAGCATCGGTTACCGCACCGTGAAGGCGGGCAAGAACACTAAGGGCCAGCGGCTGCTCTCGGAATTGGAGCTTTGGGAAGTGTCGCTGGTGACGTTCCCGATGCTGCCCACCGCACGGGTCGCGGCCAAGGGCGAGTTCAGGGCCGTCGGTGAGGTTCTGCGCGAGATGGCGGCGGCTTTTGAAGAGGCGCGGGTCGAGATGAAGCGCGGGGCCGATCAGTGATCTGCACAACAACAGAGGAAATATGATGAGCAAGAGCGATGCAAACGTCAGCACGAAGTCAGGCGCAGACCTGTCCCCGGCGGAGGAAGTGCGGCAGGCCGTGAGTGGTTTTGTCAGCGACTTCAACGGCTTTCGGGCCGAGATGAACAGTAAACTTCAACAATCAGAAGAGCGAATTGCCATGATGGATCGCAAGATGACCCTGCCTGCCCGTAGCCCCCTTGGGGGCGCGATTGACCACGATGCGCCGCACAAGAAGGCTTTTGATGCCTATCTGCGCAACGGCGACGATGATGCGCTGCGCGGGCTCGAGCTGGACGGCAAGTCGATGTCGACGGCGGTGAATTCGGACGGCGGCTATCTGGTCGATCCGCAGACCTCGGAGCGGGTGCAGTCGGTGCTGAATTCCGGGGCGTCGATCCGGGCGATTGCGGCGGTCGTGCAGGTTGAGGCGACGTCTTATGACGTGCTGGTGGATCATACGGATGTGGGCGCCGGTTGGGCCACCGAGACCGGCGCGCAGGCCGAGACGGATACGCCGCAGATCGACCGGATCACCGTGCCATTGCATGAGTTGAGCGCGCTGCCGAAGGCGAGCCAGCGTCTGTTGGATGACAGCGCCTTTGACATTGAAGGTTGGCTGGCAGGGCGCATTGCCGATAAGTTCGCGCGGGCTGAGGCGGCGGCCTTTGTCAGCGGCGACGGGATCGACAAGCCGACTGGCTTTTTGAGCCATCCGGTTGTCGACGACGCGGCATGGGCCTGGGGCAATCTGGGCTATGTGGCCAGTGGCACCAATGCCAACCCCGAGGCGGATGCGATTGTCGAGTTGGTTTATGCGCTCGGCGCGGCCTATCGCAAGAATGCGGCCTTCGTGATGAATTCCAAGACCACGGCAAAGGTGCGTAAACTTAAGGACACCGATGGGCGGTTCTTGTGGTCGGACGGGCTGGCGGCGGGTGAGCCTGCGCGGTTGATGGGCTATCCGGTGCTGGTGGCCGAGGACATGCCTGATCCGGCGGCGGATTCCATGTCGATCGCTTTCGGTGATTTCGCGGCGGGCTACACGGTCGCCGAGCGTCCGGACCTGCGCATCTTACGCGATCCGTTCAGCGCCAAACCGCATGTGCTGTTTTACGCGACCAAACGTGTCGGCGGCGATGTGAGCGATTTTGCGGCGATCAAGCTGATGAAATTCGGCCTGGCGTAAGCCGGTGTCGAAACCGGGGCCGGGGCAACTTGGCCCCGGTCCGGACGTGCGCCAGCGTGGTTGTGTTGTCTAGCTGCTCCCCTCCAACCGAGCAATGCAACCGGTGTGCGTCCGGGACTGAGCGAGTGGCCCCGAGGGGCGAGGGGCCAAACTTTGGAGACGTTCGATGATGTTGATCGAAGAAACAAATGTTCCCGATGCGGTGTTGCCGGTGGAAGCCCTTAGTGTGCATCTGCGCCTTGGCAGCGGTTTTGGGCAGGACGGTCTTCAAGACCCCGTGCTGCGCAGTTTCCTGCGTGCGGCAATGGCGGCGGTCGAGGCGCGGACGGGAAAGGTTCTGATCACGCGGCGGTTCGCGCTATCACTGACCTTTTGGCGCGACGCGGCGGCTCAGGTCTTGCCGGTGGCGCCTGTGCAAGAGATCGCACGGGTATCTTTGGTGGCGCGGGACGGGACGGAAACGCTGGTTGATCCCGAACGCTATTGGTTGGAGCGCGATGCGCAGGCGCCGCGCCTGCGTTCCAGCACCGCCGCCTTGCCGCGCATCCCGAGTGCCGGTGCCGCGCTGATCAGCTTTGACGCGGGGATGGGCGCGGATTGGGACGGCCTGCCGGATGACTTGGCCCAAGCGGTGATGTTGCTGGCGGCGCATTACTACGAATACCGCGACGATACGGCGCTTGGTGAAGGCTGTATGCCCTTTGGCGTCAGCAGCCTGATCGAACGCTACCGCCGGGTGCGGGTCGGCTTTGGCGGTGTGGCATGAGCCGGCCGCATCTGAACCGACGGCTGGTCTTGGAAACGCCCCAGCGGGTGAGCGATGGGGCGGGCGGCTATAGCGAGCTCTGGGCACCGCGTGGAACCCTCTGGGCTGAGGTCCAGTCGCGTACCGGGCGCGAGGTCCTGCAAGGCGGGGTGGCAATCAGTCGGATTGGTTTCAAGATTACGGTTCGCGCAGCGCCACAAGGCTCGCCCGAACGGCCAGCGGCGGAACAGCGGTTTCGCGACGGTACACGGGTTTTCGTGATCCGAGCGGTGGCCGATAGCGATACGAGCGGGCGGTATCTGACCTGCTTTGCCGATGAGGAGGTGGCGGTATGACCTATGCGCTTTCAGGGGCTTTGCAGGCGGCAATCTATGATCACTTGCAAGATGATCCGGGGCTCACGGCCCTTATCGGTGACGCGGTCTATGACGCGATGCCGGGGGGCAGCTTGCCCGAGACCTATGTCCTGCTTGGCGGCGAGACGGCGAAGGATGCCTCGGACCCAGAGGGGGCGGGAGCAGAGCATCGGTTTGTCGTGTCGGTGATCACCAGCGCGCCTGGGTTTGCGACGGCCAAGACTGTCGCCTCGGCGGTATGCGATGTGCTGCATGGGGCAACGCCAGCGCTTAGCCGGGGGCGGGTGGTCGATATGGCCTTTCTGAAAGCCACCGCGCGGCGGATCGATGGCGCGGCAGGCAGACAGGTGGATCTGCAGTTCCGCGCCCGGATCGCGGACGCATAAGACTTCATAGAATCACGATAGTTGCGAGGAGATAGAGATGGCAGTTCAGGCGGGCAAAGACCTTTTGGTCAAAGTGGACATGACCAGCGACGGTCAGTTTGAAACGATCGCCGGGCTACGGGCGAAACGGGTGAGTTTCAACGCGGAAACGGTGGATGTGACCTCGCTCGATTCCAGCGGTGGTTGGCGGGAGTTGCTGGTGGGTGCGGGCGTGCGCTCTGCTGCAATCAGCGGGTCTGGCGTGTTTCGTGATGCCGGTACGGATGAGCGGGCGCGGCAGTTGTTCTTTGACGGGCTGACACCGGATTTTCAGGTTATCATCCCGGACTTTGGGGTGGTGCAGGGGCCGTTTCAGGTTTCCGCCTTGGAATATGCCGGGTCGTTGAACGGCGAGGCCACGTTTGAACTGAGCCTCCAATCCGCCGGGGAGCTGACCTTTACCCCCGATGTGACGGTGTGAGCATGGCGAACCCGTGGCGTGGAGACGTGAGTCTGGTGATCGACGGTCAACGTCATGTGGCGCGGCTGACCCTAGGTGCCCTGGCTGAGCTGGAGGCAACATTGGAGGCCGACAGTCTGGTCGCTTTGGTTGAACGGTTTGAAAACAATAGATTTTCCAGCCGGGATGTTCTGGCCCTGCTGCTGGTTGGGCTGCGCGGTGGCGGAGGGGTGATAGATGCCGCAACGCTTGAGCATGCGCAGATTGAGGGCGGGCCGATGGCGGCGGCACGGGCGGCGGCGGAACTGCTGGCGCGGGCCTTCACGGTACCGACGTGAGCAAGGCGCGGTGCTTTGACTGGTCCGCATTGCTGCGGATTGGGCTGTCTCGATTGAGCCTAACTCCGGATCAGTTCTGGGTGCTGACGCCGGCGGAATTGCAATTGATGCTGGGGCCGCCAACCGCGGCCGCGCCGCTGTTGAGTGACGGGTTGGCCGCCCTGATGGCGGCCTATCCAGATAAGAAAAAGGGGTCCGACGATGGCTGACTTCGACGATTTCGAGAACCTTGAGACCCGCGCGGATGGGTTGAATGAGACGCTGGCGCAAACCAGTGGTTTGGTGGCGGGGTTCGATGGTGAGTTGCGCCGGATGCGAAATGCGCTTTCGGCAACCGGAAAAGATGTGGCGACCCTTGAGAACGGGCTGAGCCGTGGGTTGCGGCGCGCATTCGATGGGGTGATGTTTGACGGCGCCAAACTGTCAAACGCGCTGACCGATCTGGCCAATTCGATGATCCGTTCGACCTATAACGCCGCGATGCGCCCGGTGACGGATCATTTTGGCGGGCTGATCACTGATGGCGTTGGGAGCATCGTCGAAGGAATACTGCCGTTTGCAAACGGAGCGCCCTTTTCCCAAGGCAAGGTCATGCCGTTTGCGCAAGGAGGGGTGGTGACCTCAGCCACGGCTTTCCCCATGCGCGGCGGCGTGGGTCTGATGGGGGAGGCCGGGCCAGAGGCGATTATGCCCTTGGCCCGGGGCGCGGATGGCAAGCTGGGTGTGCGGGGCGCGTCTGGGGGTTCGACCACCATCGTGATGAACATCACTACGCCCGATGTGCAGGGGTTCCAGCGCAGCCAAAGCCAGATCGCGGCGCAAGTGAGCCGCGCGCTGAGCGCCGGCAACCGCAACCGCTAATCCGGGCAAAGATTACAGGAGCAGACCATGGAATTTCACGATGTCAGATTTCCCCCTTCGCTGAGCTTTGGGTCGGTGGGTGGACCGCAGCGGCAAACGGATGTGGTTACTTTGGCAAATGGCTATGAGGAACGTAACACACCCTGGGCGCACTCGCGTCGCGTTTATGATGCAGGGCTGGGGATGCGCTCCATTGATGACATCCAAGAGCTGATCGCCTTTTTCGAAGCGCGGTTGGGCCAGATGTATGGGTTTCGTTGGAAGGATTGGGCTGATTACAAGTCGGGCAAAATGGCCCTGCCGGTAGCCTTCGATGATCAAAGTATTGGCTTTGGCGATGGGGTTTCGGCCCGCTTCCAGATTTTTAAGACTTACCGCTCAGGCCCGCATAGCTACCGCCGTCCGATCTCCAAACCGGTCGCGGGAACAGTGCGTGTGGGTGTAGAGCAGGATGAGCTGCAAGAGGGCGTTGAGTATGAGGTAGATGCCACCACGGGCATCATCACCTTCGCCCATCCCCCGGATCCGGAAATGGAGATCTTCGCGGGGTTTGAGTTCGACGTGCCGGTACGCTTTGACACCGACCGCATCCTCACTTCTGTTGAGAGTTTTCAGGCCGGGCAGGTGCCCAATGTGCCAGTGATTGAGGTGCGGGTTTGATGGCGGGGTTAGAGGCTGGATTTGCAGCGCATATCGCGCGTGGTGTGACGACGCTTTGTCATTGCTGGCAGGTAACGCGGCGCGATGGGAAGGTCTTGGCCTTCACCGATCACGACATGCCAATGCACTTTGGGGGAGTGACCTTTCGGGCGGACACGGGGCTGAGCGCAAGGGCGCTGGCACAGACAAGCGGGCTGTCAGTCGACAATACCGAGGCGCTTGGCGCACTTAGCGATGACGCGATCCGCGAGGATGAGATCGAACAGGGGCGGTTTGATGGGGCTGAGGTGCAGGCGTGGTTGGTGAACTGGTCGAAGCCTTCGCAGCGGCTGCTTCAGTTTCGTGGCTCAATCGGAGAGTTGCACCGCGCGGGGGGTAGCTTTCGCGCCGAATTGCGCGGGCTGACGGAGCCGCTGAACCGGCCTTTGGGGCGGGTTTTTCAAAAGCCCTGTTCTGCGGTTCTGGGGGATAGCAATTGCCGCTTTGATCTCAGCGCGCCGGGCTATGCTGAGGCGCGCGCGGTAGAGATCGTCGAGGAAGCGCAATGTTTTCGCTGGGCTGAATTCGCGGGTTTCGAAGAAGGCTGGTTTGCTCGGGGGCGGCTTGATGTGTTGGATGGTCCCGCTGCGGGGCTGTGGGGCATGGTAAAGCTCGATTACTTCGAGGGTGCGCAGCGCGTGATTGAGCTTTGGGAGCCGATCAGAGGGGCATTGCCAGAGGGAACACTGGTGCGCATCACGGCAGGTTGCGACAAGCGGATGGAAACCTGTCGGTTTAAATTCAACAACCTATTGAACTTTCAGGGGTTCCCTGACCTGCCGGGTGAAGATTGGATGATGGCGGTGCCGCGCTCTGACGGGGCAAATTCGGGCGGGTCACGCAGGTGAGCGCGGTTGGAGAGCGCGTGGTGAGCGCCGCACGCGAATGGATCGGCACGCCCTATGTACATCAGGCAGCGGTGAAAGGGGCGGGCTGTGACTGCCTTGGACTACTGCGGGGGCTTTGGCAGGAATTTCTGGGAGCTGAACCCGAAGCGGTACCGCCCTATTCGATGGATTGGTCCGAGCCGCAGGGAGAGGAGCACCTCTGGGCGGCAGCGTTGCGGCATATGGCGGTGAAGGACAGCGGTGATGCGGCCCCCGGTGACGTCCTGCTCTTTCGGATGCGCCACGGGGCCGTGGCAAAGCATCTTGGCTTGCAGGCGCATGTCGGCAGCAACCCAAGTTTCATCCATGCCTATACAGGGCATGGGGTGGTTGAAAGCCCGCTTAGCGCGCCTTGGCGGCGGCGTATTGTGGCGCGGTTCATATTTCCTGAGGAGGTCTCCTGA